CTATACTATTGTATTAGAACTATCTAAAAATTATTAAGGGGTTTAAATGGCTTATTCAGGCACTCAAACATTTAACCTTTCAATAGAGGAAATAATCCAAGAAGCGCATGAGCGTTGCCAACTGGAAGCGCGAAATGGATATGATTTAAAAACAGCTAAACGATCCCTTAACCTTATGTTTGCGGAATGGGCTAATCGTGGATTGAATCTATGGACTATTGAGTACGCAACGCAGACTTTAACAGCTGGTACAAATTTTTATTCAATTGATCAAAAGGTAGTGGATATAGTGGATGCAGTGGTAACAACTACTGCTGGTGCTACATCTAATTTGGAAGGTAATAGTAGCACGACAGATGTTGCCATGAATAGAATTTCTAGAACTGAATATATGAATTTGGCTAAGAAAGAGAATTCATCTAGTGGGGATGCTAGACCAACACAATTTGCTTTAATTCCAGGACAAGTAACTGTTGGGGGCTCTTCTTCAACTGGAAGACCTGAGAATGATATGACATTATTCTTATATCCAAGTCCGGATAAAGCTTACATATTAAAATATTTTTATGTGGGAAGGATACAAGATGCAGGTGATTATGTTAATAACGCTGATGTCCCTTTTTATTTTCTTCCCTGTTTGACTGCAGGATTAGCTTACTATATAAGCTTAAAGAAAGCACCGATGTTAAGTTCAGGCTTAAAATCGGTGTATGATGAAGAATTTGAACGCGCTGCGGATAACGACCGAGAACGAACATCGTTTAGAGTTGAACCAGCAGTGGCTTATAAACCATAGGAGGATAAATGGTTAAATGTGAAAAATGTGGTTGTGAATGTGATTGTAAAAACAATTGTCAATGCACAGACTGCGAATGTAAAAAGGAGGAAAAATGAGTAATCCAAACTGGAACAAAGATTCTAACGCCGGAAGAAATTCCAAAGGTGGAGTAAAAGGAAACTGGAGTGATAGGGGTACTAATTCTATCCCTGAAGCTAAGGCTAAGGAAAAAACAAAATCTGTTTCACTAGCTAAAGGAAATGTTTCTGGAACTGTGCAAGGAATGGGTGCGGCCACTAAAGGTGGAAAGTATCATTGGGCTGGATCAAAAGATTCTAAATGGTAGGGTAAATGGCTTACGCTAGCGGAAAATATGCTAAATTTATTTCTGATCGTAGTGGTATGGAATTTCCCTACAGTGAAATGGTAAAGGAGTGGAATGGTGCAAGAGTTCATAAAAGTGAATTTGAACCAAAAACTGCGCAAGATAAACCAAGTAAGCATAAAGCCGATGCTGAATCATTAAAATTTCCAAGACCAGCTAGAACAGAAAACGCAGTTGCTAGACTACTTCCCCGTAATCCTTTTAGATTTACGGCCAGTAGTGCAACAATATCAGTGTTTGAACCCGATCATGGAAGATCTAGCAGTGATACGGTGAGATTTAGGGATGTCACTGGATCTTTATTTGGAGCTTCTGTGACGGAATTAGAGGATTCAGATGGATATAGTATAACAAAAACAGATGATGATTTTTACACTTTCACGGTGTCAACAGCACCAGGAACAACAGGAAATGGTGGTGGGGGGTATTCCTCTGCTGGACCAGCAACATTGAGTAACTAATGACAACATACGCGGAATTAACAACACAGATTTTAAATTATACTGAAACAAGTACGGATGTTTTATCTTCAACTATTACAGATGATTTTATTGAGCATACTGAAAACAGGATATTAAGGGAAGCAGATTTGGACGCGTTCAAGTCGCACCAATATGCAACTTTAACGGCCGATAGTCCTTTTTTATCTTTGCCGGGAGGATCTAATCCAGATCCAACATCCTTGGCTACAATCAGAACAGTTCACATTTGGCCTGCCTCGGGAACGGCAACAAGGACATTCCTGGAGCAACGCGACATTAGTTTCATGAATGAATACTGGCCAGTTAGGACATCTACCAGTACACCAAAATACTGGTCCTGGTGGGATGAAAACTCAATTTATCTTGCACCAACGCCAGATGCAGCGTATAATGTGGAAGTAGGAATTACCAGACTACCAACAAGACTGTCCAGTTCCAACACAACCTCATGGTTGGGAAACAATGCCCCATCGGCATTGCTTTACGGAAGTCTTGCAGAAGCCTTCAAATTCTTGAAGGGACCAGCGGAAATGCTGCAACTATACGAACAATCATATCAACGTGCCATTCAGGAATTGGTGATCGAACAACAGGGAAGGCACCGAAGAGATGAGTATATGCATGGTGAATTAAAGATACCAGGCATGCAAACACAACAGAAATCCATAGGAGGATAAGACATGGCAATAACTCAAGCTGTCTGTACAAGCTTTAAACAGGAAATTCTTGTTGAAACGCATGACTTCACAGCCACAACAGGAGATACGTTTAAACTTGCATTGTATACAAGTTCAGCTACTTTAGGCGCTTCAACGACTGCCTATTCCGCTACGAATGAAGTTTCTAATTCAGGAACTTATACGGCTGGAGGAGGAAATTTGACAAATGTAACGCCAACAACAAGTGGAACGACTGCTCTTACTGATTTTTCTGACATATCATTCACGTCAGCGACAATCACGGCAAGAGGAGCACTGATCTATAACAGCAGTGAATCCAACAAGGCAGTATGCGTATTGGACTTTGGCGGTGACAAGACATCAACAAGCGGAACGTTTACAATTCAATTTCCGGCTGCAGATTCAAGTAACGCTATTCTAAGATTGGCGTAGGAGATAATACATGGCTCTAAACTTAGACGATAGAGTAAAGGAAACGTCGACAACAACTGGAACGGGTACGCTTAATTTAAGCGGAGCAGTTTCGGGATTTCAAACTTTTGTTGCGGGTGTAGGTGATGGAAATACAACGTATTATGCCATTGTTAACCGTGATGAAGCGGAATGGGAAGTTGGTCTTGGGACTGTTACTGATGCGTCTACGGACACATTGGCAAGAACAACTGTACTCACTAGTTCAAATAGTGATTCTGCTGTTGATTTTAGTGCTGGGACAAAGGATGTTTTTGTTACCTTGCCGGCAGGAAAAACTGTTAGCCTCGATACAAGTAATAACTTAATCATTGGAGCAGGAGCTTCGGGAGTTGATTATACAATAACATTCAATGGCGAGAATTCCGACGGTGTTCTTACATGGATGGAGGATGAGGATTTATTCAAATTCACCGATGTTGTAAATGTTGGAGTTAATGACACAGGACACGATGTAAAATTCTTTGGCGCTACTTCTGGTAGCTATTGGTTATGGGATGAATCAGCAGACGGAGTTGTACAAATAGGAACTCTTACAGTTGGAGTTGATGATGCAGGGCATGATGTTAAGTTTTTTGGTAATACTGCCAGTGCCTATATGTTATGGGATACATCAACAGATGACCTTGTATTAGCAGGTGCGGCTAAATTATATTTATATGATGCCGGTGGCGGTGAAAATATTTCTTCTGATGGGACTGACCTTACTATAGCATCAGGTAATTTATTGAATTTAACAGCGACAACTGATATTGTAATTCCCACAAATGTAGGGCTTCATTTTACAGATTCGGCTGAAAAAATCGAATCCGATGGAACAGACTTTACATTTAATTCTGGAAATGATATTAACTTAACGGCTACAACCGATATTAATGTTCCAGCAAACGTAGGAATGACATTCGGTAATGACGAAGAAAAAATTGAAGGGGATGGCTCTGACTTAACCATTTCCGGAAATACTGTAAACTTGGATTCTAGTATGAACCATACTTTTTCAAGTACAGGAAAAGCAATGGTACTAGGATTTTAAGGAGGAAATATGGCAAGTGAAGTATTAAAAGTAGCATTAAAACCTACCTGTTCAAATTCAGAAGTTAAACTGATAGATGGTGCGAGTGGAAAAACTTACACGGTTCTATCAATTTCAATTTGTGAAACGGCAGGTAATGCGGAAACATTTGACCTATATGTTGATGATAATGATGGTGGTACAGACCATTATATTTATAAAACACAGGCATTAGCGGCAAATGCGACTTTCGTGCACAATGACAGAATAGTGTTAGAGGGCACAGATATGCTAGGTTTTATAACTGCTTCATCAGCGGATGTTGATGTTGTAGTCAGCTATTTAGAACAGACACTATAGGAGGAAATTTATGAGTGGAATTGTAGGTAGCCGCCTTAATATAAGAGGATCAGGACTTGTTGGTGGCTTAGGAACCGATGGACAGGTTCTTACATCAGCCGGTGCAGGACAGGAAATAGTTTTTGAAGCTGTAAGTGGAGCTGTAACGGCACTTAACAATGCAACGCAAAGTGAATTAGTTACTGTAGGTTCTACAACTACGGAACTGGATGCGGAGGCTAATTTAACGTTCACGGGCTCTGCGTTAACCTGCATTGGTACAATAACCGTTGGTGTCAACGACACAGGACATGATGTCAAGTACTTTGGCGCTACGTCCGGTAGCTATTGGCTGTGGGATGAATCAGCAGATGGCGTTGTTCAAATTGGAACACTAACAGTTGGTGTCGATGACGCAGGACATGATGTAAAATTTTTTGGTGATACGGCCAGTGCTTTTATGTTATGGGACGCATCAACAGATGATTTAGTCTTAGGAGGTGCAGCAAAATTATATTTATATGATGCGGCAGGTGGTGAAAATATTTCTTCTGATGGAACAGATTTAACAATTGCTTCAGGTGCCAAGATCAACTTAACGGCAACATCAGACGTTGTCATTCCAGCGGACGTTGGAATTACGTTTGGCACGGGTGAAAAGATTGAAGGTGATAACACGGATTTAACAATTACGTCCGGCGCTAAGATTAACTTGACGGCGACATCAGATGTACATATTCCAAATGATGTTGGAATAGTATTTGGTGGTGCTTCAGAAAAAATTGAAGGTGATGGCACTGATTTGACAATATCTGCCAATAATCTAACGGTAGATGCGGCGGCTGATATTAATCTTGATGCAGGTGGAAATAACTTAACTTTTAAATCTGGCGGAACTTCAATTCTTGATATTAGTAATAGTTCAAGTGACGCAGTAATTACATCAAGCGTTCAAGACAAAGACATTATATTTAAAGGTGATGATGGTGGAGCAGCTATAACAGCGTTAACTTTAGATATGTCCGATGCAGGTAAAGCAACTTTTAATAATGATGTTGTTGCTTTTTCAGATGAAAGATTAAAGAGCGATATTAAAACAATTGAAAATGGTTTAGATAAAGTTTTGAAAATGAGAGGTGTTACCTTTAAAAGAGATGGAGTGGCAGGCACAGGTGTAATAGCACAAGAGATTCAAGACATTCTTCCTGAAGTAGTTTCTTCTTCTCAAGAATATTTAGCTGTGGCATATGGTAATATGGTAGGTGTTTTAATTGAAGCTATTAAGGATTTACAGGGTCAATTAGATAAGATAAGGGAAGGTTAAGATGGCAGTCCCTTCAAGTGGAGCAGTATCTATACAAGATATCGTGGATGAATTTGGGGGATCAACTCCTCACGCTTTAAGTGAATACTATCGTGGAGGAGATGAAGTTCCTAATGTTAGTGCAAATAATAGTATACCTACATCCGGAACAGTTGCCTTATCAAATTATTATGGAGCCGTTGACGCTAGTTTTATTGCTGCTTCTGGTGGAACCGAGACCACAAGCGGTGATTACAAAATTCATACCTTTAATTCGAATGGGACATTTACTGTCAATTCCGTAGGCAATGCAGCCGGTTCCAATACCGTTGAATATTTAGTTATAGCCGGTGGCGGAGGCGGTGGTTATCGTCAAAACGCTGGTGGCGGCGGAGGAGCTGGCGGTTATCGTACAGCGGCAAGTTTATCTGTTTCAGCTCAAGATTATTCCATCACTGTAGGTGGTGCTGGATCAGGAACAAATACTAAAAGTACACCTGGAGGAACAGGTAGTAACTCTGTTTTTTCTAGCATCACTTCAGCAGGTGGTGGCGGAGGAGGTTCAGGTTACGGAGACAATAATGGAAATGCAACTGATGGTGGTTCAGGCGGCGGTGGCTGGGAGATTGACGGTAATGCTTATAGTAATACCCCAGGAGAGGCATCTCCAGCAGGACAAGGAAATGATGGTGGTGCTGGTGTTGTTGCAGGTAGTTACGGTTTAGGCGGTGGAGGCGGCGGTGCCGGTGAAGCAGGAAATACCGATGCAGATGGTTACGGAGGAGACGGATCAGGAACCAATAATATTCAAGGAGACACTACAACACGAGCAGGCGGCGGCGGTGGCGGTAGAGATAATAGAGAGACCCTCGTTGGAGCTGGAGGTGTTGGCGGTGACGGTGGCGGCGGTGCAGGAGGCTACGGATCTGCTGGAACAGCGGGATCAACCAACTTAGGCGGTGGAGGCGGCGGTGCATCATTTAATTACAACAGTACATCGGCGGGCGGAGGCTCAGGGGTTGTTATAGTAGCTTATAAGGTCCAATAGTATGGCGCATTATGCAAAATTAGATTCCAATAATGTGGTTCTGGAAGTCAATGTTATTGATAATGACCAGGAAATTGAATTAGGAGAAGACGGAATAGTTAGTTGGCTTAACGCTAATTTTAACAACCAAGGAGTTGCAGGAGGAGTTACATGGAAAAAAACTTCATACAATACGTATGGGGGAAAATACTATGTTGAAGGATCTTTGGGAGACGACCAATCAAAAGCTTTTAGAAAAAATTATGCTAAACTAGGATCCACATATGATGCGTCTAGAGATGCTTTTATACACCCAAAACCTTATCCTTCATGGGTTTTAGATGAGGAATCATGTGTATGGGAAGCTCCTGTGGCATACCCTGAAGACGGTAAACTTTATGATTGGAATGAAGGAACCACATCTTGGGATGAAATTTAAAAAAAATTAAAAACAAGAACTACCCTGATTTTTCGATCCGAAGTTGTAGCGCTTGTGTGTTTTAAAGTGTTGGGAAAAACAACAAATTTATTCTCTATGCTCTCTATTTTGGTTCCATCCTCAAACTTTGTATACCCATTATTCGTGTTTAAATAATATATGGCTGTAAAACTTTTTTTAAATTGGGGCTCGGGAAAATCACAATGGTAAGGAAGAACCTCTTCTATGTTTTTTGTCCTGAGAGTAAGATTTGATTTTATTCTTATTATGGCCCCTAAGCTTAATTGTTGTTCCAATTTTCTTACAAACATGGGTTCAATAAGCTGTGAGTAAAATGTGCTATTAGGTTTGTTTAAATAATAAATGCTATGGACAAATTGAAAATTATCGGGACTTTCTTTCGTGTTCCCCACTCCACCAACTATTTTATCATGGTAAAACCAGGGGAAGTCATTATTGAACATATGGGATTGAAGTTCTATAAGTTCTGCACTTGGTAAGAAACTTTCTATAATTTTTATATCTTTATTCATACATCTTTTTCCTTGTCTTTAAAATAATTGTATCCCATTTGCTCATCTACTATTTTCAAAGATTGTGGTTCTAATGCCCAAGCAGGAGTAAGATAGGGAGTTCCAAGTTTATTATAATGTTTAAAATCATTTCTTAATTTTGCAAATGATTTACTCTTATTTAGTCCCTTTGAAGCAAGACGAGCCATTTTAATCCAAAATGGAGTATTATAAGTTGATCCACCGTGATAATAAAAATAAATAAGATCCCGAATAGATTCGATTTGAGAGTTACTCCTAATATTAAATCTTTCATCATTAATCTCTTTTAGTTCCAATAAGGATATGATTAGTTTATTAATGAAACCATAAGCAAAAAGAGAATTAGCAGACAAAGGTTCAAAAAAGAGAGCACGATTTCCATTCTTAAATATACGACCTTCTAAAATTTTTTTTGCATAATAAGGTGTAAAAGAATATTCAATATCATTTAATTCATTTATGGGAACATTAATTTCTTCCGCAAAATCATTTAAGGCTTCTTCCTTAGAAGTAATAGAATCACAATACATATATCCATATGATTGGCGTTCCATAAGAGGTATCTCAAACATCCAACCATTCTTTGTTGCACGGTGTCCAGTATAATTCCAATCACCTGGTTTTTTGATGTTATGCACTAAAGCGTGATTGATAAGCATTTCTTTAGGTTTAATATAGTTGGAATAATCTTTAGGAAAACCACGACAATCTACAATGTAATCATATTCTAATTCTTCAAGATTATCAACTTGCTGTTCTATCAATTCTATCTTATTCCCCCAACGATTTTTTAATCGTGGAAGAACAAATTTTGCCAATTTATAACTATCAATATGAAGAGCATAAGCTGCTTCAACTAAAGGATTAATGAAATCGTGAGGTCGCCATTTCTTGAAAACAGTTCCTATTTTAAGAGTACTGCCTAATTCGTCTAAATGGTCATATGGATTATAATCAACTCCCATTTGTAATGCTTGAACGAAAGTAGGGAATGTACTTTCTCCAATCTTTATAATAGGAATAGAAGGGTTATGTATAGAAACAATCTTCCAATCATTTCCTAACCATGTGCATAGGTGACAAAGTGTTTGGAGACCTCCGGTTCCAATTCCTATAATAGCAATACTTTTCATATACTTATTTCCATGAATTTCCTACTGACCAACTTACTAAACTATATCGCGTTCCTTTAGTGATGGGTGTAACACGGTGAAAGATAAAAGAAGGAAAAATAACAACAGATCCTTGTTCTTTTATTTCCTTACACACTCTAATATTAGAACTCCTTTCTCTCAGATTTCTAAAATCAAATTCTAAGTTTCCCCCCTCATAATCACCTGGTTTTGACAAATTAGTAATAGAACTAATTTTTCTAATCTTACCATTGAAATTAGGGTGAGAATTTTTAAAGGGGTAAGCTGTACTGTCTTGATGCCAGTTGTAAAATTCATTCAAACCGTATTGAGTGAATTGCAAAGGTTCTGTACAGGAAAATTCAAAATTCCATTTTCCTTTTTTGTTTGCCTCATGAATTAATGGATGAAGTATATCATAAATCCATTTATGGGAAATAAAACAAACTTTAGATTCCCTTGCTTTTTCATCTAGATCTGACTTATTATTTTTAATATCTTCTTCTTTATTATTATTAACTGATCCCTTAAATAGTTTATTTTTTACACATTCATTTATGATATCATTACATATTTTTTCAGGAATTCGTTCTTTAAAATAATAATAAAAATCTATTAAATTCATTTAATTAAAATTTTCTAATACGCCATTTTTGATGTGAAGGGTATGATCACCTGGCCTGTTGGGCATTAAAACACATTCATCTAGTTTAACGAATACTTTGCCTAAAGTTTCATTTTTTAGCTCGGTTGGTTCCTTGACATTTATTTTGTAGTGGAGGGTTTTTTGATGTGGTTGTTCGCAAAAAACATCTATTTTTCCTTCTGAAATAAACGCTGAAGATTTAGACTCAATACAGATGGCTTTTTCCTTTCCGTAATGAATTCCCACATTTATGTAATTAGAAGGTGAATATGAAAGGGTTTTTAAATAATTTTTCACTCTTTTTCCTTTCATTCTGTTTTATGGCATGGTAAATTACTGCTTTCTCAGTTTCTGTCAGATCCATGAAATTTCTTGATATTTATCATAAATATGGTAAAGTGTCAATTTATTTGGAGATATTGTGCTATTAGGACATACGACTTTTTCAGAACAGGCATTCCAGGACGCAAGGCTGGACGCGGTGCACAACATCGAGTTCGCGGAAACGGGATTTGGTATGACATTCAGCACGGGATCGGAAACGGCTACAGGAACGGCGGTTGTAGAACCCACTGGCGATGATTTATCTATAACATTCAGTCTTGGCGATGAAGACGCATTTGGTGGGGAATTTTCCGGTTTAATTGAATTTGACCTGGGAAGTTTGGATTTTGCAGCTTGGAATGAAGTGGACGACAGTGAAACATCAACATGGTCTTCGGTAGATCCGGGGTCCACAAATTAGGAGACAAGTATGGCTGATGATGCCAGTATAACAATAAGCGCAACGATACTGCCGGACGAAATTTCAAAAACCATCAGTGGATCCATGACGGTGACTCCTGATGACGCAAATGACAAGTGGTATTACAAGCTGACGGCGTGTACAACAACAAGCACGGACTTGATTGCAGGAAGTTTTTTAGATTACACAGCTGTTGATGATGATACGGCGCCAACGGCGATCACGACAAGTGACAAGGTAAAGTTCCTGTTCATTAAGAATACTAGCACTTCGGACGGAGTTGTGGTATGCTTTGACGGAGGAGTGGCGGCCTATAATTTGGCTGACGGTGTATTTATTGGACCAGAACAATCATGGTTCGGACGGTTGCCCAACACGACAGTTGGTAACTTGCACGCCATATCATCGGACATTGGTGACGCGGGGGATGCAACGGCAAACCTGATCGTGGCGGCCTTAATAGATGACGTGGCATAAGGAGGAATAAATGGCTTCGACATATTCAAGCAGACTCAATCTTGAGCTTCAGACAACCGGGGAGAACTCGGGAACCTGGGGAACAATAACAAACAACAACCTGCAAAAGCTGGAAGCGGCAATCAAGGGATATGTATCAGTTGCCATTGCGAGCACATCGGATGCCTTAACCTTTGAGGACGGATCAACTGGCTTGGAGCAGGACAACGCAATTGTAAAGCTTACTGGAACACTCACTGGAAACACAACCATGCAGTGTGAGGCACAGGAGAACTGGTTCATTGTTGACAATGCGGCAACCATGGGTACCTACACGCTGGGATTCAAGCCGGCAAGCGGAACAGCGGCTTCCCTTGTGGCAAGTTCAAAACACTTATTATACACTGACGGCTCAACCATGTTTGACGTGTTGGCTGACTGTGGAAACATATCGGCAAACGGAACACTGACCGTGGCAGGAAATGTCAGCCTCAATGGTGGAACTTTTATTTACAATGAAGCTGGAGCGGATTTAGACGCCAGATTTGAGGGAAGCGGTGATGCTAACTTAATTTATCTTGATGCCGGCAATGATCGTGTTGGAATAAAAACAGCGTCACCTTCAACTGAACTTCATGTTGTAGGTGGGATCAAGGCAACAGGCACGATTGATCTTGACGGTGGAACATTTACCTTTAATGATACAGGAGCAGATCTTGATTTTCGAATTGAAAGTGATGATGATGCCTATAACTTTATTTCTGATGCAGGTAATGACCGCATAGGAATTGGAACATCGGGTGCACCAGGAGCAAAACTGGAAGTTAATCAAAACAGTTCAACAGGAGCTGTTGCGTGTTTAGAATTAGATCAAGATGATCAAGATCAGGAATTTATCAAGTTTGATGGAACAACTGCCTCGGATCAAACAAAAAGCCTAACAACGGACACAAGCGTGGGATCATTGACAGGGCACATTCGTGTTAACATCAATGGAACAGATTTTTGGATACCTTACTACGCGACTAATTAGGAGCTTATATGCCGTTAACAAAACTGCAAATAGCGCCTGGTATTGACAAGCAAAATACCGAATACGGCGCTGAAGGAAGATGGGTGGATGCTGACAATGTCCGCTTTCGCTATGGACAGCCGGAAAAAATTGGTGGCTGGTCAAAGGTAACGAGTGACGCCCTTCTAGGGTCAACGCGTGCCATTCTTACATGGTCGGACCTAAACGGGGTTAACTACGCCATGTACGGCACCAACAAGAAACTTTACGCCTATTCGGAAGGAAGCTACGGAGATATCACGCCAACGCGCGGAACAGGAAGTATAACAGAATTTGGAACAACAAACGCATCAACGACAGTTACCGTAACGGACGCAGACCACGGTTGCTTGATTGGCGACCATGTCACCATATCAAGCGTCAGCGGGGACATCGGCGGAATCACGCAGGCAAATCTCCAGAACGAGTTTGAAATACAGACAGCGGTTGATGCCAATACCTATACAATAGTGTCACCGGCTGCGGCGTCATCAACAACAACGGGCGCAACGGCAACGGCGACATATGAAATTAATTCAGGACCGGCTGTGTCCATTTATGGATATGGATGGGGTGCCAGTGTGTGGGATTCAACGGGCGACTCGGACAAGGGAACATGGAACAATACCCGTGAAGGATTGACAGGTGCACAGGCGGTAAAATTAAAATCAGAAAAATGGTCACTGGACAACTGGGGAGAGGATGTCCTAATACAGAAATTTGACGGAGGAATTTATTACTGGGACACTTCCGCTGGACTTTCAAGCAATGTGGCGGCAACAACAAGCGTATCATCAGGACCAACCAAGAGTAGGTTCATGATGGTATCCGGTGATGACCGGCACGTAATTTGCTTTGGAACGGAAACAACCATTGCGACAACAACCACGCAGGACAACATGTTCATACGCTGGTCGGATCAGGAAGAAGTTAACACGTGGACACCGACAGCAACCAACACGGCAGGATCGCAACGACTTACCGCAGGAAACGAAATTAACGCAGCCGTAAGAAGCAGGGGCGCAATACTTATCTGGACGGATACGTCACTTTACCAGATGCAGTTCATTGGACCGCCTTTCACTTTTGGATTCAAGCAACTGGGTGATAACTGCGGAGCGGTTGGAATTAATACGGCCATTGATGTCAGCGGCATATCCTACTGGATGGGTCACGACTCCTTCTTTATGTTTGATGGTGCTGTGAAAAAGATTCCGTGCACGGTGCAGGATTATGTCTTCGATGACATTAACCCTAACGCGGTGGGGGATATTTATTGCGCTACCAATTCTGACTTTAACGAGATTATATGGTTCTACGCCGCCAGTGGGTCACTGCAAATAAATCGACACGTAACTTATAACTACGCGGAGAACCTTTGGCATACAGGATCACTGTCACGAAGCACTTGGGCTGATCGTGGAGTTTACGCCAATCCGTACGCAACGGAATTTGATTCCGATGATTCAACTTCAACCATCTCTACCATCTACGGTAACAAGGTTGGAAGAACTTTTGTCTACGCGCAGGAGAAAGGAGTCAATGCCGCAGGGTCGGCGATGACTGCCTACATTGAATCAGGTGACATTGACATTGCTGACGGCGACCAGTTTCTATCCATCTCCCGTTTCATTCCCGACTTTAAGAACCAGACAGGAACGGTTGATTTGACAGTCAAGTCACGTCCCTATCCGGCATCATCACAGACAAGCCACGGGCCCTATGCAATCACGACAAGTGTAACAAAACAGGACACACGCATACGAGGACGGCAACTGGCACTTCGCGTTGAAAGCGACGCCGTTGACGAGGACTGGAGATACGGAACACTGCGATTTGACGGGAAACCGGACGGACTGAGAGGAGGATAACATGTCAAAGATAACGGTACCCATGCTGCCACAGGCAAGGGAGGAATATGACCAGTCACAGATGGCGCAACTGGTACAGACACTGGAGCAATTGATTTTTGCCCTGAACAACACATACACATCGGAGCCACTTCGTAATGATGACGAGGCAGTTTCATGGTTCCTGGCAGCATAAATGGCCAACGCATATACAAACTATAAGGCGAACCTGACAAGCAGCGCTTCAACAACCATTTATACGGTGGGGTCGGAGACGACGGCGATCATTAAGTCAATTCGCATTTCCAACAGCAATGTTAGCCGCAGTTGCAATATTACCCTGAATCTGGTAGATACCAGTTCAGTTGTTTATCCATTGGAAACAAGCAGGGAAATTCCAAAAGGGTCATCCGTTGAACTGTTACAGACAGGACTTGAAGCGGAAACAGGGGAAAATGTTAGGTCAGCACGCGCTGGCGGATCAGCACCACTTATTCTGAAGGAATCGGAAGTTCTGAAAGTAGTGGCTGAAAAAGCCGGAGATTTGACAATTGTCATTAGCGTACTGGAAATAAGTTAATTATTGCAATAAGGAGAAAAAATGAGTATAAAAGATAACATTACCGTGATCGCCGGAAAGACAACGACTCCGGCACCTGACGTGGAAACCAAGTCCACCGTCAAGCACGCCACAACAGGGAAGGTTTACGCCGATGAATTGGAGGCGGAAGCCGACATCAATGACCCTGCAACAAGCACAACAAAAGAGGACATTAAAAGAGACGTGGCAATAAGCGTAAATAAATTACCGGATATACTAGGAGGAACATCATAATGAGCTGGCTATCGGATAAAGTTAGAGATGTAGGAAGAGCACTAAGAAGTGATGCTGGAAAGATGGCAATCCTTGGAGGACTCGGAGGATACGGGCTGTTTGGAAAAGCGGCAATGAACAAGTTCCTTACAAGCTCCATGCTGAAGAACATGGCAAGTCGTGGTGCAACTTCATACCTTACAAATCTAGCGATGGGAAGGCCGCACCCAGGAAAGGGCGCTATGGCGTCCGCGCTGTGGTCACTGCCGTTTCAGGCGTGGAAGAATTATGGACTGACAAAGGACCTTTTGGGTGGTGAGTCAGGAATGGATGTTCTTAGACCAGGAACTGACACTCCCTGGTGGAAGCTCATGCTTGGACAGGGAAGAGAAGGTTTTCCACTGGAACCTGGATTTCAGGGACCAACTGGAACGGATCCCGAACTTGGTTTCATGGACATGTTCACGAAGGACAAGCCAATATACGGTCAAGGAGAAGCTGGTGAAGGTATTTTCTCTAGCATTTTTGGCGGTGGCAAGGGACCAATAGCAGGATACGAGAAAGGATTTGACATGTTGGGAATGATGCCGGAGGTCATGGGATTCACGGAGTCAGGATATGAGCCGGAAGAAATATGGGAGCAAGGGCAAGAGAAAACAAGAAAAAATAAAGCGTTCATGGATGAGTTGCTTCTTAACCCCTACTATAAGGCACAGATGTACGGATGGCCCGGATGGGGTCTTCCAACAGCTGAAGCCAATCGCGGCGGAATCATGCAAAAGCTTCAGGGCGGCGGGGATTTCCTTGGGGACCTGATGGCGCAGGATGAAGGACCAATGATGGATCCGCAAGCAGCCTTGCCGGAAGAGGGAATTCAAGCGTATGATGATTTTTCCGGAGCTACAGAAGAAATGTTCGCGGGAGAAGAGGGAATACCAGCAGAAATACTTGCGGGAATCGTCAACCAACGCGATCCGTTGATGCAAAAAATAATGGAAATAATCATGAACATGATTGCCCCAACAATGGGCGAAGGCGAGGAACCAATTCCCATGGGACCGGAATCAATAGGCGGAATGGGTGACTATCTTGGACCAAGTTCAGAGATGGGCATTGAGGAGCAAGGAGATTTGGGAATGATGGGTGGAGGAGACTACACGCGTGGTGCGCACGTCATGGGCCCAGGTGGACCTAAATCGGACAGCGTTAACGCAAAACTATCAGACGGCGAATTTGTCGTGACGGCAAAGGCTGTAGAAAACGCCGGAGGCGGCGATAGGATGGAGGGGGCAAAGAGAATGTATTCAATGATGAACTCTCTTGATCCGCAGTCCGCGCGACCGGGAGAGGAACCGCAGATAGTTTAATGGAGTGGAGATTTGTCGGGGAAAAAGACCTCGACTGGATCATGGAGACAGCAAGGGAAATGCACGCTGAATCCAGCTGGTCCAAAAAGGTAAAGTTTCGTGAGGATAAGGTAAAAAAATATTTTCACGCGGTGCTTACGAATCCGGACATGTTCGGAATCATAGCGCACGAAGACGACAGTGACATCGGATTCATGACTGGAACCATAGTGGAATACAGTTTTGGGACCGAAAAATTTGCAAGGGAAATTGACTTGTATGTTAAGAAAAAATACCGCGGAAAAATGGCCGGAATGTTAATGATGAAAATGTTCAAGGCATGGGCCAAAACAAAGGAAGCGAAGGAAATTATTTTTGAGCCAGAAAGCGTTGACAATGTAAATAAGTTTGACGCTATGGCAAAACGACTAGAAATGAAGGAAGTTGGAAAAGTTTACAGAGGAGATTTATAATGAGCAGTATTCCAGGAATAGGAACGCCGGATCCGTACCAGCCAACAGATCCACAGATATACCAGCAGTTCGAGAGGGAAGCGCCACAAATAGAGGCGCGTAAGCTCCAGCTAATGGATGTAGCCGGCAAGCTTGCCGGTGAGGGCGCCGTTCCTACTGGCGGATCATTGAATATTCCCACTCAACAGGTTGCACAATTTGACCCACTTCAACAACAGGGTTTTACACAAACGACGCAAGGGCTTGGAAGCTTTATGCCGTACATGGGCGCCGCCACCGACGCGTTAAACATCGCTGGTGGCGCTCAA